GCCAACTTCTTATAGCGTGTACGATCTTTGTACATGCTATCCATAATCTCAGGCAACACACCCTGCTCTTGAATACGGAACAGTTGACCATTCGGCGTTACGGTAACACCAAGATCTTTTAGAATGCTTGTGTCAACTTCTTGATGAAGTAAATTGTCAACATTGACATTACAGTTGCTGATAAATCCGCGCATGTTGTCGTTATACTTCGCTGGCTCAACGAGAGTCTCCATCGAAATATTATACTGCATGATCAAGTGCGGATACAGACTATTCAAGTCAAACGAAGCAACCCATTCGTGCATACCACAAATGGGATCTTTGACATACGCACCTTCGTACTGCGAACTCTTTGTGCTGCGTGACATTTGCGGAATGACAATCTTCTTGCGCAACAAGTAATTGTATACAATCGCATCCCACATACGAACCTGCGTGAACACATCGTCATAGTTTACTTTATTGTCATACGCAAGAGTCAGAGCCAACTCAATCAACTTCATCTTGTCTTCGAGTTTCTCAACAAGTTCTACGTCCTTGATGTTATACTCAATGAACTTTTGATAATCGTGTTTGTATAGTTGATGAAGAGTTTCGAACTCTGAATAATCTAATTTCTTTTCACCCAACTCAACGTGAGCAATGTTATCAAGACGATAAGACTCTTGCTGCGAATAAGTGAATTTGCGATAGAGTTGGATGTAATCAAGAATGGCAATTCCAGAAATATCATAGAACTGCACTGGACGATTCATCATCGTCGTTTCACGTTTGCTGATACGATTCCAAGGCGAGAGTTTCTTGGCTTCATCTTCACCAAGAATCTTGGTGATGCGATTTGCAAGATATGGAATATCGAATTGTTCGACGTTCCAGCCAGTGACTACATCTGGGTGCCATCGTGACCATAAGTCGAGGAATCTTCGTATGAGATCTGATTCATCTCGGCACTTTGCATAGTGCACGTCGTCACGATGCTTGACATAATCGCCACAACCAAACACAAAATAATTACCTTTGACCTTGATAGAGATTGCGGTGATTGCTTCGTTTGCATCTCTTGGTTCAGGAAATCCATTTTCGGATCCAACTTCGATATCAAGATAGGCAATAAGTATTTTACTGACATCCCAAAGAATATCATCAGGATACTCATCAGCAATATAAGCATACTCATAGCGATTATTCCCAAAAATAGGAAAATTGTCGACACTCTCGTACCTCTCTAAAAATTCACGACATTCTGGGATAGTTCCAGGCTGGATAGGTTTAACATAATCACCAGCAAGAGTTCTGTATTCAGTTTTCTCTTGGCTGGAAAGAAAAAAGGTCGGACGGAATTCAACCTTCCGTCTGACCCTTCTATCATTCTCAACACCTCTTAGAAGAATATATCGACCAGAGACGCTGACATTGGTATAAAAATCGGACATATCACCCCACAATCAATTCCTTGGGAGGAACCATAATTCCTGCTCCGAAGATTTGATTATACCCGTTTTTCACTTCTTGGGCAACTTCACATGTGGTGATAATTTTATCTTTACTAACGACAAATGGACCATCACCTGATTGCATCCATGGCATAAAACCAAGAACTGGTCCTTCTTGCCGACGTTGCATCACGGTTGCAACAGGGTTCTTGAATTCAACCATGTTCTCCGTCTCGGAGCAAATTTCTACCACCAATTCCTCGCCAGTTACGAGTTTCATTGCTACTATTGACATTTTGTTTCATCCTTTTGTAATTATCAAATAAACCTTTTTCTTTTAGACTTTGCGCTGTTCCGTTTTTATAAAAAACATCATGCGACATAGTCCAAGTATCTTTACCAACTTTAAGATACCATCCACCAAACTCTTTGACTTCAATTTCTTTATTAATCAAGAAATCTTTGAGTTCTTTAAGAGAGTGCATTATTCACCATCTGATGCGTCGCGATTCTCAGTTGAATGACGCTTCAGCTTGAATCCAACATGATTGGCATGAGCAGCAATCATGGATCTTCGAAGATCGCCACGCTCATGTGCGTCTTTCACCCAGCCATAAACTTCAGCCATAGCAAGAGCGCGCTTGATGCTACGTGGAAGTTTAGCATTAAAAAAATCTGAACGATTAGCCATTTAATAATTCCTCACATTTATTCCAAAAACGTTCTTGTTGACCTGGATGGAAAATTTGATAATTATGCCAAAACATTTCAACACCATTCACACCAAACGTAGTTCCAACACCATAAACTGGCATTCCATCAGCCAAATTCCAATGCGGAGTTGAGTCAGTTTCCCATGCCATTCGAATTGGCGGAGCATCAAATTTGATTGGCATTAAGATCTCAATTGGAATATTACCCTCTCTTGCTGCAAAAGTCAACTCTTCTGCAACATCACCACGATGATTTGGCATAAAAGATGGACTACCGAGTTTTCTATAAGTTTCGACAGAAAACGTCACATTATGTGGAGCGCAAAAAACATGTTGTCCATTTTCAATATGATTGCTTCTCTGGGCATCACCAACAATCTTACCATTGTTGACTTCATTGAACATATAATCTAATGCATTATCATTTAATGGTACGCAATCAATATCGAGAAACATAATTGCATCATGATTTCTTTTTTCAAGCATATCAACTAGTTTATCCATTGTATAACCAGGATTTGCTTCAGTCATCACTTGATAGTGCATTATCTTTTGCTTGTTAAATTTAGCAACTACATCTTTCTGAAATTGCACAGTTTTTGGATCTATATTATTCATGAATATAGAAGCAATACAAGGATTCTTTACTGTTTGATCCATAAAAACTTTTCTCCATTTTCTTTTGAGATTACTTTATCTTCACCAAATGTATCAGCAGCTGCCTTTTGTATTGGTGGGTGGAAATAATCATCACCCAATAAATACCCACCTTCTCTTAGAATGTCAGAATATAAAGATAAATCTTGAACAACAGAAGCATATTCATGACCAGCATCGATATAAATTAAATCAGGTTTGACTTCTAATTTTTTAAGAGTATATGCAGCATTAATAGAATCTATTGGAAATGGTGTAATCCAATCCATGTATCCTCGGTGCATAACATTCGATATAAATTGTTCATATAAAGTTGGTCGACCATTTCGAAGTAGTGGATGAATTGGACCATATAATTGAGTCCAGTGTTCGACCGAACCAAGCCATGTATCTACACAAATAATCTCGAAGTCTCGAATACCATTTGTTAGTAGAATATCAGCCATGTTAAATGCACTAGCACCTTTCCAAGTTCCAACTTCTACAATAGTTCTTGGTCTCAGTTCTAATAAAACTTCTTTGAAAATTTCTCTTGTGCTACCCCATCCCTGATAGTCTGGTGCTGATGGAACAAACCCTTTATATGGATCATGTTCATCATAAATTTTATTTCTAACTTCTTTCATTTTTCAATCACTGCAATGTAAAGACCATTATGCCAAGAAAGTTTTCCTGGAATATCTTTATGTTGCGAATGACCAACCTCCCAACTTTTGTGTACTTTAAGATTTAGTTTTTTCATTGCAGCAAAGGTTCCATCAACTGCTGGTTGATGAACCCAATCGTCAACTATAAAAATAAAATAATTTGCTAAATTTTGATAATAGTATTCAAGTGATGCTTTATGATCGTTGAACGTATGCCCACCATCATAAAAATAAACATTGATATCATTTATTTTTTCTTTTTGTTGTTGTGTCAACCGAAAAGAATCATTGTGTATTAACTCAAATTTCGTGACATTGTTATCCTTGCAATTCTTCAAGAAATCATTTTTAACATCAGCAGCACTCATAGGTCCACCAAAGTCATCTATTGCAATTGCACTTTTGGGATTATTTTTATACATCGCAGAAACGAATGTTGAACCACGATGAGTTCCAATCTCAAGATACTTTGTATCCTCTTTCACAATTTCATTCAAGAACATTCTAACTTCTGGAGTTGACATTCCATTAATATGAAATACCTCTTGAGATAGTTTTGTTCTTGGTTTTGGGATTTCTGCTTTAAGCCATCTCAGTTGATCATTCCCAACATCAAGTGCACATTCTACACGATCAATATAACTTTTAATTAATTCTTCCATGGTAATAGACCATTATGTCGTTCAAGCATTTTCTTATTGCCCTGTATAAAGAATTCTGCTTGTACTGATAAGCCAGTATTGCCTACACGATATCTTACCGTATAATCCCTAGTGCAGTCAAACTTTAGTTTATTATTTGGATGCATCAATACAGCAGCAATTGCTCGATCGATTTCCATCTGACCAGGTTCACGGAATTTACGATACCAAACTGGAGTAATCTGCACAGCAACTTCTTTCTTGACGAAATAGCAATTGACATCAACGAAGAAATCTTGTGGATGCAGAATGCTCGCCCACATACCCAATGATTCACAATCATCGAGGCAAAGGACGTTATTGTCTTTGTCAATAATCTTGCGGAAAGAGTATGCCCAATCTAGATTTTTTTCTTGAACGAGTTTGACCAATTTCTCAATATGATCTGGTTCAAGAATGTTATCATCATCTAACCAGAGATGATAATCGCCATCTGCGAAATAAGTAGCAGCACCGTAGACACGATGACCGTTATAACGATTAGTGCCTGTAGGATAGGGTAATACGCAAACATGCTCATTCACTCCGTTAGGAAACTCAGCAGCCAATAAAATTTCGTCTGCTTTTTGCCAACGTTCCTTTCCGTCAACCACTACAATGTGTTCAACGTTTTTATATGTTTGCGCACGAACTGATTCAATACATTCACCAAGGAATGAATTACCCGTCGTGGGTGTAATAACAGATACTTTCATAACAAATTTTTAACTGATTAGAGAGATGTTGCGCCAACTTGATGCTTAAGAACATCTTCTCTATCGTGTTCTTGAACTGCAACTGTGAAACCTGAGTTTGTGGAAGTTGCTGGTTTCTCAACAGAAACCTTATCATTCAAAAGAAAATCTGCTTGAGTCTTTGTTTTAAATGCAAGGACATGATCATTACCAATGATTTGATAATGTTCGTAACCGCGAGCAGCGAAGAAGTCCATAGCCTTTGCTCGTTCTTCTTTATACCAATCTGTTGTCCATGATTCAAACAATACTGGTGGCCAATTGCTCAATTCTAAAGTTTCATACATTCCAGCAAACACTTCTGATTCCATTCCTGGAGTTGTAACTTTGATCAAGCGAACATCAGCAAAGCGGAAACTATCAAGAGTTCTGAATTCATAAACATCTTCTTTATGCGTATGTGCAATGCCGCGATATGAGTCATACTTCTTGTTGAAGGAATATGCTCCATGATTTGCTGAGCAATCAAAGTCCAATGCAGGTGCTCTCACTAAATCTTGTTTATTTGAGAGAGCGCATTTATACACATTAACGTTATCGAGATTATTCAACAAAACATTCGTTGAAAGTTGCATGTTGATTTTTGGCAATGGTTCGAAAGATTCGAACACGTGTCTTCCATCATGGAGAATAGCCAAAGGAACAGTCCAAGTTCCAATGCTTGCACCGATATCGATAACTCGACCGAAATCTGAATTGCGAAGAATTTGGTCACATAAATCTAGATAATGCGAACCCCAAGAACCATCTCTACGAATATGGTCTGAGATGACTTCTTCATGTTCTACTAGAAGATATTTAATGTCATTCTTTGTTGTATAAATTCGCAATTCTGGAAGCATAGTGATCACCTATTTGTTGAAGTTCAAAAACCTATTTAGCAAGTCAATACGTGTTATTGTTTAATCTGTGGTGGCGATAATACAAGAGCGAAGAATTAATGCTACACACCGTAGCGCCAGCCTTGATCATTTTTGTCCACAGACTCAAATCTTCTAAAGTCTGATGGGAGTCATTGTATTTAGTATACCCACCAACAGATTTAGCCAACTCAGTTCTATATAGCATCGAACCATGATGAGAATTCTTTCTAGACCAATAATAGTCACCTTGAAATCTTTCTATTTCTTCCTTATGATGCTTTGTTCTCGTTTCTTTCAGCTCACCAGTTATAACAATATCATATGTTACTATATCTGGATTCACAAGATCAACAGTTTTATAGAGAGACTCTATTGCATCAGATCGAAGCCAATTGTCAGCACCCAAAAACATACAGTATTCAGTTGTGACTTTATCAAGCATATCTTGGAAATTTTTTACAGTGCCAAGATTTCCTTCACGAAACGTGAAATCAATTTCAGGATATAATCGTTTTAAATGAAAGCAATCGCCCCAACCATCATCCACAAAAAGTATTTTTTCTGGCTTTCTAGATTGGCTTAGAATCGATTCAATGCAATGCGCTGCTAAATGACCGTATCTATAAGAAGATATGACTATTGTAATCATCGAATATAATCGCGATAAATCTTAAAATGATGATCCATATCTGTTCTGTCTTGACTACCTTGAGTGACAGAATATGCTACTTTAAATCCTGCCTCTTTGACACATTCAATCACAAGATCATTATATGTTCCATAAGGATATGCGAAGAATTGCATTGGAAATGGTGGTGTGACTTCTTTCATGATTTCTTCGCGAGAAAGTTTAGTTAAATTGCGATGACTCCATGTATGCCAACCAAGTTTAAAATCATATTTTGCACAGAGTTCGTAAACCTGTTCCCACGTACAGTATCGTTCTAACGCTGGAACATGAGCAAGATCAAATGAATTGTCTTTACCCATAAAATCACCCATCACAAACATGATGCCAGATTTATTTCTCAGAATGTCTTGATTCTCATAAACATTCAGATATATTCCATCAAAGCCAATAGGTTCATCACAGGCAAGAATTTGTTCTCGCGTATTATAATTTGGATGATTGTAAAGACCGATGTTATGCGCTAACTTCATAGAGTGTCACTCGTTGGACATATTGTCTATAATTAAATTGTTTTTCATCTAAAACTTTTCCATATGAATATGGAAGAAGCCAATCTTTAATGCCAGCAACCAATACATGGCGACACGCTGACGCAACAATCCAATCATCAATTTCTTTGTGATTGTATTGCTGATAAAGAGTTCCTGTTGTCATCACTAGATCATACATTCCTTCAGGAGAGAAAACTCTTTTGACATTCCATGGTAATCTTCGTGCAGCATTATCTGAGATTTCGATCCCATGAATTTCAATTGCGGGAAGATCAGTTGTGACGAAACCCTCACCGCAACCAATATCTAGTGCACGATTATATCTGAGAGGAAGAAAATCTAATATTAGATTCTTTCTGATCTCATCGTCTATAGTTTGTTTATAGAGCCATGGATCTGGTACAGCATACCAGTGCTCCAATTCTTGTTTAGTTTGCATTAGTCCCAAAGATTCTGATAATATTTCCCAAACAAACGGAAGCCATTCCTCTTGCGTTCCCAGTATGCTTTGGCTTTTTCTTCGTCGTAGATGCCTTTGTCAGTCGTGACCATTTCTTTCCAGTCTTGACCTTCTACATCTACCCACTTGTGTTTGGGCTTCTTGATCCAGAAGTTTGGCTCGCGATCTTTTGAATGCTCGGCGAAAGTCCAGATCATTTCTTTCATGATCCAGTCCCAACGCTTGAAATGAAACTCGTCCACATCCCATTCGTTCTTCTTGGGCTTGGCATTGGTTGAGCGAAGATGCTCAGGAACATCTTCATCATCAGTGCACGGTGCACCATGTTGCGTCTTGCGCAATTGCCGAAGCATTGGAAGAATGATGTCGGCAAGAGTATGATCCATGCTCCATGTATCCCATGGATCAATACGAATGGACTTCTTTTGCTTGCCTTCTTTCCTAGGATACTTGCCAATCGAGATCTTCATAATTATGACTTCTTGCGTCTAGCCTTGCGTTTCTTTGAACCTAACTTTGCGCGACCTTTACCAAATCCTTTAGTTCCTGTTTTTGCTGGCATGATCAAACTCCTTTGTTAGCGAGATTGTTCCACGCAGCCATTTGAAGTGCTTCTTCACTCAACCCCATGGTCATCGAACGAAGTCTTTCAACTTCAGTGCTGAGTGCATCATCAGAAACTTTAGGTGCCGCAGGTTCTAATTTTGCAGCAACACCAATAACACCACCACCTTCATCGATGATAGGATCATATTTTGTGAGATCGATCTTCAAATCTTCTTGTTTCTTATCTTGTTTGACTTCAGTCTTGAAATCATTTACAACTTCAAAACGATCACCAAGTTCAAACTTATACCCGATTGCTTGCATGAAGTTCATAAATTCTTCAAGCATCTCATCAACAGTTAAATCGCTGTCTTCAAGTTCAATAACAACTTTCTTCTTTGAATCTTCATCGAAGAAACGACCATCGCTCAACTTACCATTATATTCAAATTTAACGTTTGCCATAAATCACCTATGAGTTATTTGCAGAATACGTTTCTATATATTCGCGTTTTTTACATTCTTCTATTATACGCTCTTTCTCTGACAAAGGCAACTTGTACCAATCAGTTATCTCTGCAGTTGTGCGAAAACACCCAACGCAAAAATCACGTTGGGTGTCTAGCGTACAGATTCCTTTACAAGGGCTGATCAGAGTTTCCACTTATCTTCAAGAGTAAACTTGTTGACATAATAATCATACACAGACCATGCAAGACTACCAATCAAACCCAAAGCAATAACGATCATTCCAAATTTCGGACCGAGTTGATCCAGAAGAACATAACATCCGCAGAAAATGATGCTGAAGTAAGCAAGGAATTTTCCAGTTTCAGCCAAAGCCTTTGAACGAATACTCATAAATTAATCCTCATCAGATGAATGATGTGGCTGTTTCGGGACAACCACTTTCCCGCATCGTTTGCAAGTTTTGTTTACAAGGATGTCAAACGGATAGTAACTACAGCGACTGGGTCGCCAGTTTTTTTCCCAATCATGCAGACCAAAGAAACAGAGAATGCGCCCGATCATCCGCGACGCATCCTCGAAATATCTTTCATCTGCTCTTCATCGATTACAGGCACTGCGTTCGACTTGTGCATCGTAGCAATACCCTTCACCAAAGTGCCTGTATACATCAGGCTCTCTCTTTTTTCTGTAAAGATTTTATCAGAGTTGAGAGACTGAACACTGCGAGCAGTATCAGCCCCAACTCTTGGACTATATTCAAGGCGCGGAAGTTTCTCTACTCCGAGAATTGCCGCGCTTTTGTTATACTTCTTCGCAACCACACCTTTCGGCTTGCGCTTCTTCTTGGGTTTGAATCGAGCAGCGCAATAGATCATCATAACGGATACTTCTCCACATGAGCGGCATAGAAGATTTCCAAAAGACCGATCTTCATTCGCATCTCATGAGGAACTGGCATATCATGAATTGAATTTAGTGAGATCATTTCACGTGCAAATTTTCGAAGAGTTTGTAACTCTTCAATTGTACCACGATTCAATACTTCAAAGTCACCTTCGCTCATACTTTTTCCACCAATTTAGATAGAGTGTAATCAGCAATCTTTGCTCGAATCATCGAAGGAATATCCGTATATGGATCTTCCAGGAAATAAGAGCAGCCATTTGTCCAACTATTATACTTGACAAATTTAGCAAAATCAAGCATATGCTTGCGATTGCGAGGATCAAATTGTACTCGCTCTTTGGGAGCAAGAACAGAGCGACGATATTCGTTTGTCATTATTCACCTTCTCGTGGCTCAGTGGCAAGATCATCAATCACATCCCAACCCAATTCAACCAAACGGTCTTGAACATGATCGGGATTGGCACCACGCAACTCTTCTGGAGTGAATATCACAACTGCATACCCAAGACGTTGCATTTTAACACAAAGTGCAAAGATTTCGCTTTCTGTCATTACATCGCTCATTAGTAATGCTCCGCATTGTAATCAACATCACCTGGATCAAAAGTCAGATCATCATAACTGACCATGTCAGTGTCGTATTCATTGTAATCAGCATCACGATTCTCATACGCTGCGAGAATCTCGTTGACTTCAGTCAGCGACAAGCCAGTGATGCGAGCAATCTCTGCTTCCTTGAGACCATCAACACGATGCATCTCAATCACATCAATTTCTAAATTTTTGAAGTATCCCATTAGAACGGTACTCCTTCACCCATCGGAATCTTGTTCAAGTCTTGTTGCGTCTTGCGATCACCAACAACAAGCAGTGCATGACATGCACGCTCAAGTTTCTCCGCAAGATCATAACAGTTTTTGGCACTCAGATCATACTGAGTCATGGTGTTCGCCAGAACATGATCGACACCATTCACCAGATCGATCGCCTCACTCAGCAAAGTTTCAGTTTGCTTTCTCATATTATTCCCACTCCTTAAAATTTTGTTCTGCTTCGTTCACGTCGAAGCCAAGATTGTACTCAACAATTTGTTGCGCAGTCATGTCTTTCTCG